TCATGACACTCTTGTGATTTGAATGAACCCGCAGGACTTCGGCACTTCGGACGAAGCGGGCTTGAGACCGGGGTAGTGCCATGAGCCAGTGACGATTACATTGGGATCGAACACAAGGCAGCGGTGGAAAAAGCTCAGCCATTCTTCCAGCGGCCAGCGGATGACGTGCGACGGGTCGGCGTTGTCCTCGGGACGCAGGTAAGGATCATCTTCACGGGCGCTCAACGGGACGATGGCCAGCAGGGACTTGCGCATGGAACCTAGCAGTGTGACGAGGATGCCTGCCAGTTGGGGAGGCTGGATGTGCTCGAACACGTCTTTGGCAATGATGTGGTCGAAGCGGCCATCGGGGATCTCCTGAGTGATGAAAGGCGTCACTCCCTCGTCGCAGTTGGCCACAGCCCATTCGCTGCTGTCACAGCCATAAGCCTCTACACCGCGCATGCGAAGAGCCTTGACGAGGAAACCTCTGGCGCAGCCAAAGTCCAGCACAGTGTCATCGTCTTTGATGTGCAGCACCCGCTTCAGGTGGTCGGCCATGGGCAACGTCAGGTCAGGTTTCCAACCGTAATTTTCATAATTGGATTTCCCGGTTTGCGGGCCGCGAAGATAGTAGTCTTCGTCGTAGTGGGGGTCAGGCATGGCGGTGTCTCGTCCTCGATAGGTTAAATGTCAACTGAATTTGGTCTGATCTGCAAATCCCTGCATCCCGTGGAAGCCTTGGACGGCCAGATCCGTGAACCTGCCCTTCCCCGTGCGCTCGGACACGGCGGCGTCCAGTGCCGCCTGTCGCCGGGCGTCCCGGCTCATCGGCGCAGAAGGCATCGCCTGACGCCGGGCGGCGCGCACCAACGAGGTCAGACCATGGCGGCGGCGCGCAATCTCGATGCAGCCCATGAAGGCGTCAGCGCGGTCGGGGCTGCGTCCGTTGGTGCGCTGCTTCATGATGCGCTTGGACTCGACCTCCACCTTCTCCCGGTCCACCAGCTTGTACATGCGGGCGCACATCTGGATGCAGGTCTCAGGGTCCAGGCCGCGAATCTGCCCAGCAGCCATGAAGTCCTTGCCGACGTACCACAACTCGCTCACCCGGTTAGCGAAGCGGTCCTTGCCACTGCGGGAGTTGGTGGTGCCCACGGTTTTGTCGGAGGCCGCGCCGGCGAAGCTGACCATCTGGAATCCCCGGCCCATGGTGATCGCCATCAGGGTCGAGAACGGATCGCCCGCACCGGTGGAGTCCACACCACGGTCTTCCACTTTGATGCCGCGCTTGGTGCATTCCTCATGGAACAGGTTCACCAGCTGCTGATTGCGGTCCACCTCCTTGTTGGTGGTATCCACCTTGGTCATAAGGTTGATGGTCTCCACCCGCTCGATGCCTTTAACCGTGCGCTGGTGGATGGCGGAGTGGTATTCACCCACCCGTGCGACACACATGACCGCCTCATCCCCTCCATGACTGAACGCGGGGTCAAGGAATGCAATCGTGGTCGGCGAGTTCAGCCATGTCGTGATGCGGTGCTGGCTGCCGCTGCTGGAAATCTCGGTGGCCGTGTAAATCGCATTGGTGTCGCCGTCGGGTGCCAGGAAGCCACGGGCCATGCGGTAGAACTCGGAGGACTTCTCGCCGAGATTGCGCCGCCACTCGGAGATCGTGTTGAGGCCCAGCAGTCCTTTCCACACTTCTCGTCCGGCTAGGACGTTGGGAGACTTCTCACCGTCAAAGCGGATGCAGTATCCACGCTTGGTCTTCCACCCGTCGCAGGTCTCATCGACCGATGACCATCCCGCCTCCGGCTCCATGAACACGCCGAACGGATCGAACGGGGATGTCGGGTTGCCGATACCGATGAATTGCAGGTAGTCGTTGGACTGGAGGTTGGTGATGGCGGTGTCGTAGAGCGCGTGGGTCAGCAGCGGCAGTTCGTCCGCGATGAAGATGACGCAGCGGTTCTTGAAACCGATCTTGGTGCTGGCGTCCTTGTCCTGCCCTTTGCCCCCGGCCACCAGTGCAATACCAGAAAGATCGCTGGGCGCACCATTGGTGTTGACGCGAACGATCTTGCCGTCGGAGTGAACCAGTTTGGCTTGAGTCCACTTTTCGCCGCCGTAGAAATTGCAGATTTCCCGCCAGTATCCTTCGATGACGCCCCAGATACGGCCATAGGATTCGCTCAGGGAGGTCGAGGTGACGAATACTTTGACGTGCTCGGGTGAGGCAACTGTAAACCCTGGTGCGATGGCTCCGATGAGGAAACGGCCAATGGCATAGAGCGCGAAGAACTCGGACTTGGAGCAGCTGGCGTGCCCAGCGACGGCGAGGAAACGGTGGTTGTAAGCCTCTTCCAGCATTCGCACCGCGTAGGGGTTCCACTCGAAGCGGTAGCGCGGATTCACCTCGGGCCGGTCCAGCATCAAAGTGATGTAACGGCGGAAGTGCCACGTCCAAGGTTGAAGCTTGTGGCCCGGCACCTTGGTGTACGCCTCGTAGTTGCCGCAGATCATGTTTTCAATGATCGCATCCTGCAACGCCTCGGCGTTAGGGGCGGTTCGAGGGGCTGCGGCCAGGCGTTTCCACCAGCGGCCGTAGCGGGCGATGTGGGTTCGCTCGTTGGGCGCGGCCTGCTGCGGCGGGGCAGCGGCGGGACGCTTGGCAGGTTTGGCGGGGGGAGGGGGCATCAGGGGCAAGCTGTCAATTTATACAACAACCCGAACGAAAGCGGCACCCCAAACAAAATGAGCGCGAGAAGCCACAAGAAGAATTTGTCATCTGCATTCATGACTTCCTCCCGTATTTCATTTCCTTCAGAATCTGGAGGTAGTGGATGGCTTTGTCCAGATCCTCGGCACCGTTTTTCTGCCCATGGCGGCAGACGTATTTGATGACCGCGCCCTCCGCGTAGCCGAGGTTGTTCCTGATGATAAAGTCGGCAGGCTGAATGGCGAACTGCTTGTAGTGCGCGCCGCCGACCTGGGTGTCTAGAGCGGAGGTGGCTGTTATGTGCGCAGCCACGTGCTGTCCGTGATCGGTAGGCCGAGCGCGGATTTCGGGGACTGGCGCTACGAAAGTCCAAGGTACAAGGCCAGCCATCCGCGCTTTGGGGATGGCGTAGAAAATCGGGTGGCCGCTGCTTGGATGCACGACAAAGTCATGAGGATCTGTGTTGTCCCAAGCCCCGTCGTTCCACTCAAACGACCCTTCTGGAACTCTGGACCCGCGGACTTGTTGGTCGTCCACAACTAGCTCATACCCTTCGGGTGGCGTCGGTTTTTCAGTTGTCATATTGGTGAATTTTAGATGGATGCCTTCACGCGCTGCTGCGTGAACTCGATCACAGAGGCGATTACCTGGCGGCTGAGTTTTCCTTCGCCACCCATGTTGAGGTACATCTGGGACACTCGCTGGACAGCCTCAACACAGGCGGCCGTCTCAGGCAAGTATGGCAAATCTTTCATGGGTGTGCGGGTGGCCTGAGCTTGGTTGACCAGATTGAGGGCTTCTTCGATTGTCATATTGGTGAATTTTAACCTGTTGCGTGGATGTGTCAAGCTCAGTCGTCCCAGTTGAAGGCGGGTTCAGGTTCGGCAGGTTTGATGTTGAACGGACGGCCGCGGCTGTCGCCTTCCAGCAGCATCAGGGCGGTGAGCAGGCGCTGCTCCGTGTTGCGCTTTTCCTCCAGCACCTCGGCCACCACGTCATCCACGGTGCCTGGCACCATGAGACGGTGGACGGTGACGACATCTTTCTGACCGCGCCGATGAAGACGGGCGATGGTCTGGGCATACTGTTCTTGGGAATAGGTGAGGGACATCCACACCATGGTCTGCGATCCCATCTGAAGGTTGAGGCCGTGGCCCATGGAGGCTGGATGCCCCACCAGCATCGGAATCTCCTTGCGGTTCCACTGCGAGATAAGCTGGGTCTGGAGAGCGGGGGTCCGGGCATCGGCGAAGAAGCGGGCCTGTGGAAACTTTCGACGGATGCGGTCCTGCTCATGTTTGAAGTCGCAGATCACCAGCAGTGGCCCTTTCGTTGCCTTCACGATTTTGGCGAGCGCCTTCGTCTTTTCGTCGTGAACCTCATGCACTTTTTTCTCGCCATCGTAGATCGCGCCAGACGTGAACTGGAGCAGCTTGCGCACCAGCACCGCTGCATTGGCCGCTGTGATCTGCACCTCCTGCCGCAGTTCTAGAATCAGTTCTTTTTTGAACTCTTCATATTGCTCCATCACCGGTGCGGGCAGTTTCACCTCCACATCTTCGATGTGACAGTCTGGCAGGTCTTTGAGCCAGTCGGAGGTGCGCAAGGTCAGCGTGATGTCCGCGATGCGCTCGTCAATACGCTCGGCAGCGCCGGGAATTGGTTGCCAGTCGTACTGCTGATAATCGGTGGCGGCGAAGTAGGTGCGCTTGAAATGGTCAAAGCTGCGACCCAAGCGGTGGCCATCATCAAGCAGGCGCACCTGACCGAATAGATCGAGAAGACTGTTGGGCGAAGGGGTCCCTGTAAGGTTGACCCTGCGTCTTACTGCGGGCACTTCGCGACGCAGCAGGTTAACCCTTTTGCTGGCAGGATTTTTGGCTTTGGTTGACTCATCATACACGACCATTTGGTAGGGCACGGTGCCTCCACGTTTCTCCACCAATTTCACCAGATTGGGGATGCCTTCGTAGTTCGTAACGTACACATCAGCGGTGCCAGCGATGAAGGCGCGACGGCCAAGAGGTGTGCGCAAGTTGGCCACCTTCAGGTGCTTGAACTGATCCCATTGCTGGACCTCCATGGGCCACGTCAAATTGCACACACGGAGGGGTGCTATGACCAGCATGGCGCTCACTTCGAGGTCATTTTTCAACTGACAAAAAGCAGAGAGCACCGAACTGGACTTACCAATCCCCATGCCCACGATGGCGAAGACGATTTCTTGATTCACGATCTTCTCGATCATGATTTTTTGCGGCGGCTCGGGGACAAATTTCATGCTTAAAATGCTTCTCCGTCTTGGGGTTCAACATATTCCAGATCCGAATCGTCGGCATCGCTGACTTCGTGTTTCGCAACGTGGCCTCTCACCTTCTCATCCACAAACCGCTGCCGGCGTTCGTCGTTTTCCTTGGTCACGTTCTCCGTGCAGGTCAGCACCTGGATGTTGCCGTCCACGTAGCCCAGTGCTGTCACCTTGCGGTCGATGTGCAAGCAGTAGCGCGTGCATCCCGACTCGGTGATGTAGGCGGTTGGCGTGATAACTTCGGTGAAGTGCTGGAGGGTCAGCGTGAAGGGGATCTTGCGTTTGCGGGCGCTGGCACGGAGGTTGTCATAGGCCGCATGAACGGGGTTGCGGATGCGCCACAATTCTTTGTAGTGGGTGCCGCAAAGCTGATGGCTCTTGGGGTGCGTCTTGAGGTCCCGCGGCGATTTGCGACAGCGGATGACGGGGCAACGACCGGGGGTTTTGGTTTTGCGCAGTTTCATCGGCGTAGTCGAAGGCTGAAGTCGTCCGCACGTTTGGCCATGTCCTCACGGCAACCTTGGCACCAGTTCTTGAAGCTGCCGGGGATGACCAGATTCACGTCCTCCTTGGTGTAGCAGAAGAGCGTGCGACCTTCGCCGCAGCAGGGGCACGTGGGGATAAGCGTCACGTCTTCTTTGGTCTCCTGCTGCTGCGGCATGAAGCTTTGCAGGATGTCGGGGTTGTAACACACCCATTCTTGGTGATAGCTCATTCCCAGAAGTCTCCTTTCCTCAACGGCATGTTCGATCTGCCCAGCGCCAGCAGATCATCCACAAACTGTTTTCCCTTCTCCACGTTGTCGCACCAGTCCACGGTTGCACCCACCACTTTGAGCAGACCCATCTCGTAAAGCTGCCCCTTGGTCGGCTTCTCACCGCCGCGCTTCACTTCAAGAAAGCCCACGGCCCCACCGGGCGCGATGAAGAGACGGTCTGGGACTGACCGCTGGTTGGGGCTGGTGAACTTGCGGACGTAGCAGCCGTGCTTCTTGGCGTAGTCGCAGATCTTTTTCTCGATTTCCTTTTCGAGCGGTGCAGGTGGTTTAGACATTCGCGGCATAGGAGGAACTGGGCGTCTTTTTTATCGAGAACGATTTCGTTGTTGCAGGCTCGGCAGATCATTTGGTGTAGTAGGGTTGAACTTTTCCATCAGCAGCCACGGGCAGCCCTTCTGTCCAGGCTGGCACGTCGGTCATGCAGCCGACCAGTTCTTCGATGGTCTGGTCTTCACGCTTGTAGGCGAGGATCTGGTCATGGATCAGAGAGGCGACCGCGTAGCCCTTGGCCTCGGACTGGATGATGCCGTTGTTGAGCAGATCGGCTCCGACCCCTTCTGTAAAGTTCTGCAAAAGTAGACCGCCAAAAAGTCCACACCTGCCCCAGATGGACTTGCCGCGGATCTGCCCCCAGTAGGTCAAAGACTGGCGGGTCTTTACGCGACCATCGGGCCATGTCTCAATCTCTTTGGTCTTCTTGTCGCGTACCACGGTCTCCTCGATTTTGGGGTCACGGTAAGCGATGCGACGACCAGAGGGCAGTTTGGCGAACAGGTATTTGCTGCCTGCGGTGACGGCACAGAAGAACTCAATGCGGCCAGCGGTGTGCCGGGTGCCGAAGTTGGTGACTGCTGCTTTGGCAGCGCGGTCGTAAGCGTGCCACACTTTGACGATGTTAGCGTTGGCTTCGCGCCACGAATCCACGATCTCCTGCAATTTCGTCTCCTTCAACTCAACACGGGCTTCGTCTCTCGTTTTGAATGGCTTGTTGGCGGAGTCGATAAACTGAGTCAGTTCTTCCTCGGTTATCTCAATCTCCCAATCATACTGGCGACCCATGGATTCCAGCGCATCGACTCCGCCCATGAAGCCCAGCGCGAGTTCACTCACCTTCCCTTTTTGTCGGTCAGGGTGGTGCTGCCCATGCTCTTCTGCATAGGCCAGCATCTCCTCCAACGGCATCCCAGTCATGCGGCAGATGGTCGCCTCGTAGATCTTGCCGTGGGTGCGGAACACCTCCAGCTTCCATTCTTCGCCCGCCAGCCATGCCGCGATGCGAGCTTCAATGCTGCTGAAGTCCACGTCGAAGATCGGACCCTCGGGATCGTGAATGAAGTGACGGATGCAGGACCCGATTACCTCCAGCACAGGACCGTAAAACAGTTCGATGTGCTCCACGCTCTCACCGTCGCAGATGTCAGCGTAGGCGCTCTTGGTGTTTTTGATCGTGGGCCGTTTGAAGTTCTGCGGCTGGATCAGCCGTCCTGAAGCACGGCCAGGACCAGCGCCGTAAAACTGGATGGAACCACGCACCCGTCCATCGCAGCAGGCGCAGGCGATCATGGCCTTCACCTTCTTGATGCTGGCAAAGCTGAGCGACTTCTTGATTGTCAGCACTCTGCCCACCTCGGAATCAGCGTTGAAGTTTTCGGCCTCCAACTGCTCGTCCAGTGTGTCGGCGCGCAGGTTGTCACCGGGGAAGCCGTGTTCTTTGAGCCACTTCAAAAGCACGTCGCGCTGGGTGGGATTGAAGCCGGTCAGCTGACGAAACTCCTCGGTCAGCTTTGCCTCCTTCTCCTCGATCAGTTTTTGCGCGTGCAGCAGCGCCGGCAGGTTCACCGGCAGGCCACGGCTGTTGATGGCCAGATCGGCTTGGAACGCGGCCAGCACGTCGCCGGTCAGCTCGAAGTGTTTAAGTGCCTTGTGGATGCCCTGCTCCACCCTCACGTCTTGAAGGCAGTAGTTGCAGAAGTCGATGAAGTCTTCCTGGCGGTGGATGGGTTCGATAAACTTTCCACTCTTCTGCGGAATGGAGAACTTGCGGATCAGCCCTTTGCCCTTGCTGTCCTTCTGCTGCGTCAAACCCAGTGTCTCCGCAGCCTTCTCCAGTGATGGCGGGATGGCGGCGCGGCGGGACATCGCGGCAGTGCAGCGCCAGCGTTTGATGTCGATGCGGAACCAGTCGTTGTTCGGACAATGATTGACGCAGGCGTGCTCGAAATACGCATTGTGACTATACACCGGAGCATCGCTCAGATTCATCTCTCTGAGCAATTCAGCCGCGCCGGGCGATGAACGGCACTCGCTCATGTCGTCGAACGCAAACTTTGGATTCACCCAAAGCAGTGGTTCCTCGTCATCACGGGCGATGGCTGCGCACAGGATCTCGGTGGAATGGTCCTCGGCGTAGCGGAAAGCACCAGTCTCGCTGATGTCAGCCAGGGAGCGAGTTTCAAAATCCAGATGGAAACATTTGGCCATTGTCTTGTAGAAATTGGTCGGGCGTGTTTGAAGAGACAGTTCTTGGTTTTACACTAGCGCGGCAACCTCGCATTGCCGTGCCCAGGACAGCGATTCCTGAATTTCCCGAAGGTTGGTGCCGTAGGTTGGACTCGAACCAACAACTTTGACGCAGTGCATGCTTGCGACCCGTCTCTACCAGTTGGACTACTACGGCTTTGAAAATTGGTGTGCTGCGTCAGGCTAGTTAGGTCCGTGTCTCCGAGTTAGTCCTCGTACGTTACCACCGGTCCCTGACGCAGCACGTTTAATTCAGCCCCTCCTCGCCACAACAACGCATTCCGTCACCACCGGCGAAAGTGTTTGAGGTTTGACGCAAGGCGGGGAGAGGCCAAAAGGTTAATCCCAGTCGTCGCTGGCGGCGGCTTTGGCCGGGGCAGGCTTGGACGCTGGGGCGGACTCAACATCATCGTCCAGATCGACGCCGGCGAAGTCGGAGTCCACATCCACGGTGCCTTTGCCGAACGGTTCGCCGTGTTTGTCGAAGATGATGGCGCGGAGTTCGGCGTTGATTCGTTTGCCGAAGTCGTTCTCCTGCGGCCACAGGCGGACGCTGGCGATGACGTAGCACCCGGCGTAGGGGTAGTGGGACTCCTCCGGCCTGATGTCCTGGCGGTTGCGGTCGATGACGCGGGGAGGTCCGTCCTTCTCGGTGCGAGAACTGCTCACATACATCACGTGGTCGCCGTAGCCATCCTTGTCGGCCTTCTCTTCGCCGTCGTGCAGGCAGGTGCCCAGAAGAACCACCTTCTCGGCTTTCGGGTTGGTCTGGTTGACCACCTTTTCAGACTGCCCCTTGACGCTGACGATGCAGTCCTTCCATTTCTCCGAGGCAATGCGGGCGAGAAGGGCACGCACGCTCTTGATCTGATCGGCACCGCTGATTTTGTCGATGATGATGCTGGCACCGAACTTGTCGCCGGACCCCCCATCGTTGTTGTCGCCGAACTTTTTCTTCGGCTGTTTTTTCCGGTCTTCAAGCTGCTTGAGGTTGAGGACTGGGTAGCTGAGGCGTCCACGAAGGACGATCACGTTTGGGTCTTGCTGGGGCTGGCTCATGTGTTTGCTGTTTATCGGTTTCTCGTTTGGCTGCGTTGTGCAGTAGTTTGAATATTGACACTATTTGATTGGCGTCAATCCCAAAAATCTTTTTCTGTCAGATCGACGCCGGCGAAGTCGCTGGTCACGTCGTTCTCGTAGGGGGTGCGCGGGTCGTTCTCGGGCACGGCCATGGGGCTGCCCGGTGGTTTCACGATCAGGCGTTGAAGTTCGATCATCTTCGGTCCCTTCATCTTGGCGGTAAGCTTCTCAGCCTGCGCCGGGGTAATGATCTCCGGCGGATAGATTTCGTCGTGGGGGATGTTCAGCCCGAGCAGCAGTTTCCCAGCTGCCGCAGGGTCCGTCCATTTGCGATGGCCGCCTCGGCTGAGCACCAGCTTGACGCCTGGCAGCTTCATCCCGGCGAGCAGGCGACCGTTGACGAACTTCTCCACTTCCTTGAGCCAGTCGTAAAGGCGGTCTCGGTTGTTGAAGATGAAAGCCAGTCGGTCGTCACTGATGGACGCTGGCGCGGGAAGCTCTTTTGGCGGCGGACAGTCTGGACAAGTCTCTCCGATGCTGGGGCAACGGGCCAGCCCGGTTGGAGTCTCCACCAGTCCATCAACAATGCCAGAATCGTTGCACGTATTGCAGTGTGGAACAACAGCCTCCACCTCATCCTTGAAGTCATCCAGCATGCTGTCGTTGTAGGCGTCACAGATCGCGGCACCACGGCACCACTTGCAAATCTTCGGCCCGCACTTGAACACGCCGGGATCGCCGCGCAGGATGGCCTGCGCCTTCGGTGTGACGTGTTCGTCGGTAAACTCGCGCAGCTTGCCCCACGTGGTGGTCCAGGTGCTGTGGTCGCGCTCCAGCCGGGGCTGGAAGATGGTCATCTCGATGGGGAAGTCATCGGATGGCAGCGGCTCGAAGAAGCCGTCGAACTCGGCCTCGATAAGCGAGCGGGCGTAGATCGCCATCTGGAGATTGCCTTCGCTCTCCACCGGGTCATAGCCATACTTGTAATCGACCAGCACAATCTTGGTCTTGGTGATGGCGTGGAAGTCCACGGTGCCGCGCTCGCTGGGCAGGTAATACAGCGGTGCCCGAAACTCGGCACCCCAGCGCACGATGTCACGCTTAGGCCCCATCGCCTCATGGCAGAACTCGGCGTAGGCTTTGCCGTGCGACCGCATTTCCTTGCTGGCCCACTTGGGAGCCTTTTTGCCCAGCACCAAATACTCGGCCACCGTGTGGGCCTTGGTGCCTTCGATGGCTGACGGTCCAGGCGTGTCGGGCGGCAGGCGGTGCTCGTTGGCTTTCACAAAAGCCAGTGCGGCCGTGCATTCGGTCCACGTGTGGGCCTTGGACGGAGAGAGGCGGGAGTGCTCGGGGGCGGCGTCGGGTTTGGGAGGAGTGGTCATTTGTTCAATTCAGCGATAAGTGTGTCGGCCATTGTCACAGCCACAGTTGCAATTGTTTCATAATCTTTCTGATCAGAGAATCGCACGTTGGGGTCTGAAAGACATCCTTGCATCGCCATTGCGGCAAAGTGAGAACGAACAGTGAGACCATTATATCCATACTGAACTTGGCCATTAGGGTGAACCGTGTCAGGCACAGGAAAAGCTGGTGAGTCAGGGTCAATCTTCATAATCTTGTACCCAAAAAGCCGCCACCCCTTTGCGGAGTGACGGCGGATGGTGTAGGCAGGTGTTTAGTCGTCGCCGAACTCAACGGCAGGCTTCGGCGCTTCCGGATCGGTGTCGATGGCACCAAGCTTGATTGCTTGGGCATGGACGCCGGCGCGGTGCTCCTCGGGGATCTCGCCGATGGACTGCACGCCGAGCTTCTTGGCGATTTTCTCGCCGAGCGCCTTCTTGTTCTCGGGACTGAGCGTCTTCACGGTGGCGCGCAGACGTGCCTCGGTGATGACTTCGGCTGGGGCCGTAGGGGTTTCGGCAGCCGGTGCCTCGGGTTCAGGCTCAGGGGCCGGAGCGGCCGCAGGCTTGGGCGTGCGGGTCTTCGGAGCAGGCTTCTCGGCAGCAGGGGCCGGGGCTTCCACCGCTTCGGTCACAGGGGCAGAACAGCCACCCTTGGCGGCGGTGTTGCGGTCGATGGCGTCAACGATGGGTTTGACGAGGAGGTCCTGAATGGACTTGATGAGGTCTTGCATGGTAGTGTAGTGTTGGTTTTCTTCCTCCTTTGGCGTCATGCCAAAGACGGATGGAAAGTTGAAGGGGATGCCGCGGATGATGCAGTTGTCGGCATGGTTGTAAAGACGGAACAGTTCGGGCTGCTCCTGGCAGAAATAGAGCAGGCGTTTTTGGTTTTGCAGCCCGGCGTAATAGCGGTCGGGGAACTGGTCAAAGCGCCAGTCGTGTTTTTCGAGAAGGGTGATGAAGGCGGCGGGGGTCATTTCGTGATGTTGAGCCAGTCTTCCATTTGGCAAAACAAAGTCTCACCAATTTCCCATGCCGTCTTCAGTATTTGCCAAAGCAACGACGCGGCAACTACGGGAACCATCAGAACGACAAGGACGTACATGGTCGCGTTTTTCATGAGAGGAGAAGGTCAAGACGTGCATGCGCCTGATCGGCGCTGGTGGCCACCACGGCAAACCGGCGGTCGCCGTGCCAGACGGGGAACACGCGGTTGCCCAGCGAGTCGGACGTGGGGAGCGTGGCCAGTGCGGTGAAGCGTTTGCCCCAGCCGCCGTAGCGCCGGATGTATTCTTTGACGGGTGCGAGGGCGGGGTTGGGTTTCATTTGGTAAGTTGATCCTTGAGAGCTTTCACGGCGGCGTTGTAGATGTCGGGCAGGTCCTGCTGCACCACTTTGCTGTGCGCGATTTCAGGAATGATAATCATCATCGCAATGGTGTTGGAGGAGGGGATCAACAACCAAAGCAAATTGCAGGCAGCAGCGATTGGGGCGGTCCGCTTCAAAACTTTTTTGGCGGCTTCGCGAGCAGGTACTTCATAATCCTCGTATGCAAATACAAAGCACGCCGATGCGACAAAAAATACAATACTCAACACGACGCCAGCAAGGCCGATGCCGTTCAAGGCTTTGTCAGCAAGCTGCCAAAGATAGATGGTGAAGGGGGAGATGTTCATTGCACCGATAGATTGGATGAATTTTCAGCCCTCTGCAACAACAATTGCACGGGATCGGAAGAATTTACACGGTCCATCCGCGCCCACACCTGCTGACGGACGCCCACAATGTCGTGTCTGCCCAGTGGCGTGAACCCGGCTTTACGCAGCGTGCGGGTGAGGTAGTGGTCGGTCAGGTTCCTGATGCCGGAGAGGTCCAGGGCGGCCTTGGCTGCGGCAAACGCCAGCACGTCGCGCTGCACCAGCGGCGACCCGCCTTCGTTCTCCCACAGGTCCTGCAACGCCAGCGTCACGTCGTCGCTGGTGTCGGCGATCATCTCCTGCAAATACGTGGTGGTGGGTGCCGGGCCGCTGGGCTTGAAACTGGACGAGATGGTGCGGTTCTCCAGCAGCCAGCGGTAGCCGCCGGCGTGGGTGGTGAACGACTCGGCGAACCGGGCAAAGTACTCGGGGTCTGCGGCCATGATCTCCTCAATCTGGCTTTTGTGCTGGAGCGCGGACTTCACCACCCACCAGCGGCGGCTGTCCTCGCCAACCACGATGGCGTCGTGATGATTGGTGAAAGCCATGTAGTTCGTCCGGTTGGGCACGTTGGTGGTGTGTTCGCCACGGGCGTTCACCGGGATGTAGTCGTTGGTGATCGGCTCCTTCAGGGTGTTCATCACCTCATGGCGGTTCTGCCCGGCGACGTGCAGCTCCTCGATGCAGACAACCTGGCTGCCCTTGGCCCACTCATTCCATCCCTTCTTGATCGTGTCGCTGTTGATGAGCCGGGTGTTGCTGTTGCCCAGCGTGGCGCGCACGACGCCGAACTGAAGAGTCTTGCCGCCACCCTCCACCCCTTGTATCAGGATGGCGTGGCGGATCTTGTGGCCGGGGAACTGCACGTTGTAGGCCATCCAGTCCATCAGGTGGGTGCGGTAGGCAGGCTCGGCGATGAGGTGGTAGAGGTGCTCGTCCCACACGTCCATGGCGTAGGAGGCGAGCGCCTTGTCGGCTTCGCGGTAGGTGCGCAGGTAGATGTTCACGAACACTCTCCCGCGTTCAGTGGGGAAAGTCTCTTCAGGGGCGGATGGGTCGTAGGTCTTGGCGTCCACCGTCTGGCACTTGAGATGGTTGAGCAGGTAGAGCGATGGCAGGTACTTCGGCGAGTGCAGCGTGGCCTCGTTGATCTCGCGGCCGAGGTTCTGCAACTCCTGGGGGGTGGGGAAAAGCTGACGGCTGAACTTGGCGTCGAACGCAGCACGGTCATACTCCTGCAACGTGTAGGGGCGGAAGAACGTGTTGCTGTCCGTGATGTACACAAAGTCGTGCGCCCACGGTGGAGAAGTCTTCGGCGTCTTGTCGGCCTTGCGGCTGCTGATCAGACCTTCGCGCAGGCTCAAGCCTTTCTTCAGCACGGTCTTCGAGATGGGCGTGGAGAAGTCCTGCCGGCTGCGCTGCATCAGGGTGGTGATGAGCACGTCCTTCTCGATGTCGGTGAGCAGCGGGGCCGAGACAATGCGGTCCAGGCCTTCGTTCATCAGCTGCACCGCCGACTTGCTGTGGAACATGATCCAGTCCGACACCGCCTTGAACCCGCTCTCCTTCACCGGCTCGCTGTTCCAGCCCCCCTCGGTCGCCCGTTTGAGCAGGGTGCGGATGGTGATGGGCTTGCGGCCCACGGGCTGCTCGCTGAACGACTTCCACACGGTGGCGGTGTCCTTGTCGGACTCATACTTGCTGCCGGTGGAGGACCATTTGTCGAAGAGTGCATAGGCGTCATCCTCCTGGCTGGCGCTGAACTGGTGCTTCAGTGCGGCGGCGATCTCCAGCCACGCGGGGCGCGAGCAGTCGGCGTCGATGAACTCCAGCGCCTCGGCCACCTGCTCCAGCGTCAGCCCCTGCACGGGAAACTGGAAGAACGTGAGGAAGTCGTCCTCGCTGGCCGAGCCACTCGTCACTTTGCCACTCTTGCTGCCGGAGACGCCGGGGAGCACCTCGGTGTCCTCCAGGATCTCCTGTTCTCGGAACGGCGCGCCCTCATAGCTGTCCACCACCAGCGGGTGCGTGTCGTGCTCGGCGTCGTAATCGCTGAACACGACTGCCTTGAACATGCACTGCTGGGGGCGTGTCGATTCGCCTGTCACAGTGGGCAAGCCCAGACGCTTTCCGATGGTTAGCACGGCGTCCGCGTAGCGGTTCACCGGGATCGCATCAGCTTCGACCACCACGCGCAAACGCGGGTTGGCCTTGGTCGAAGAGGCGGTGTGATACAGGGCGAAGTTCAACCCTTTCAGGCGTTCCTGTGCCAACGCGGGATCATCGACGAACGGCCGGGCGTCTTCCGAGTCGTCGATGTCGATGAAGATTAAATTACAGGGGCGGGCGTGCTCCAGCTTGCGCCCGGTCCATGGGGAGGACGGGAAGGTGCAGGCCGTGGCATATCCTACCATCTTTTTCTTCTTCCTCTCGGCATCGGGGAGCGCCCA